TCAGTTCAATAGGTGGTTCACTAGGAGATATACTTGGAAGCGTAGGGAGTATGTTCGGTGGTGGAGGAGGAGGTGGTGGATTTGATTTAGGTACATTATTTGATTTAGGATCAATGTTCTTTATGGCAGAAGGTGGCGCTGTTAATGCAGGTACGCCTTATACAGTAGGAGAGCGTGGTAGAGAGCTGTTTATACCAAATTCCGATGGAAACATTATACCGAACCAAGACTTGCAGTCTAAAGCGAATAGCTTCAACTTTACGATTGTTGCAACAGATGTTAAAGGTGTTAAAGAATTACTATTAGATAATAGAGCAACTATCGTTAATATTATGAACCAAGCACTTAACAGTAAAGGAAAACCTAGTTTAATATAATGAGTGGCACATTTCCATCAACACCAGCAACTAAATCAGTAGGAATAAGCTCAAAACAAAATACTATTGTTTCAACAACTACTTCTGGCAGACGACAAGCTAGACAAATAGATGGTCAAAGATTTGCTTTAACTTTACAATTTCCAGTTATGACTAGAAGTGAATTTGCACCAATTATGGCTTTCATAATGAAACAAAGATCACAATTAGAATCTTTTCAATATGTACCAGCAACAGTTTCAACAACCAGAGGAGTTGCTACTGGAGTTATTTCTGTAAATGGTTCTGTAAGTGCAGGTGCAACATCTTGTTCAATAGATGGTATGGCAAATAGCACAAACGGAGTATTTAAAGCTGGAGACTTTTTTAGATTTACTGGTCAAAACAAAGTTTATATGATTGTTGAAGATGTAAATTCTAATGGTTCTGGTGCTGGAACATTAACATTTGAACCACCATTAAGAACTTCAGTAAGTGATAATGCAGTTATAATTTATTCCAATGTAGATTTTACAGTGGGTTTAACAAACGATATTCAAGAATTTGCAGTAGGCACAGAAAACTATTATCAATACGAAGTTGATCTTATAGAGGTATTATAATGACTAGATCATTAAATGCTTCCTTAATTACAGAACTTGCAACTAATAAACTTAATCCAGTTGAACTTGTTTATCTAGGAGTAAGCACAGGAACTTATTATACAGATCACTATAAAAATATTACTTTTGATGGAAACACTTATATTGCATCATCATTATTTTTAGGAAGTTCTGAATCGGCAGAATCATCAGAAGTGTCTGTAAGTAATTTAGTAGTAAAATTTGGTGGTGCAGATCAAACTATAATCTCTTTATTTCTTAATAATGATTATATGGATAAAAGAGCTTGGGTTTATAGAGGTTTTTTAGATGAGAACCAAGCATTAATTAATTATCCATTTTTATTATTTGATGGAAGAATTGAAAATTTAAGTATTGAGGAAGATAATAACAATTCAACTGTTTCAATTTCTATTGCTTCACATTGGGCAGATTTTGATAAAATTAAAGGAAGAAAAACTAATACTAATTCACAAGCATTACACTTTTCAACTGATCTTGGATTTGATTATGCTTCACAAACAGCAAAGGATATTAAATGGGGCAAAGCATAACTGATTTGTATAAAATTATACATTTGTATAGGCAGTTCCCAAGATACGATAAAATGAAATATCAAGATTTAGTAAATGCAATATTACCTTCTTTTAATTTAGAACAATACCAACTACACAAAGTTAATGGTGAAGTGGTTGGTTTTACTAACTGGGCTTATTTAAGTGATGAAGTTGAAAAAAGATTTATGACAACTGGCAAATTAAAAGCTAATGAATGGAAATCAGGAAATAATATTTGGCACATAGAAACAGTTGCTAAAAGTCATTTAAGAGAAATTATGAAGTGGACCAAAGAATATTTTAGAAATTTATTAGAGGTAGATCAACCTTTAAAGTGGTTAAGAATATCTGATGACTCAGTTATTTACAGAAGATCTATGAAATTTAAAAGGGAGTTTCATAATGGGTTTTGATCCAGTAACAGCATTTGTAGTTCAACTTGTAGTCACAACAGCAATTTCTTGGGTATTAAAACCTGAACCACCAAAAAGAAATGTGCAAGGTCAAGAAACTGCACAAGGTATTTTAGTTAATAAAGCATCTAATAATACTGCCATTCCAGTAGTTTATGGAAGAAGGCAAGTGGGTATAGCAAGAGTATTTGTAGAGAGTTCTGGAACAGATAATACATATCTTTATATGGCAGGTGTTCTTTGCGAAGGTGGTGGTAATGGAATTGAATCTATAGATGAAATTTATGTTAATGATAAATTAGTAACTTGGTCAGGTGCATTAACTGATGGCACTGTAAGAACAGTAAATAGTTCAGATACAAATTTTTATAAAGATGAAAGTTTAATATCAGTTCAATCATTTTATGGATTAGATAATCAATCAGTTTCATCATTATTAGACGAATCAACAAACTGGGGTTCTAATCATAAATTATCTGGAGTTGCTTATTTAGCTTTTAAATTTAAATGGAATCAAGATGCTTTTAGTTCTTTGCCAGAAATAAAAGTTGTTCTTAAAGGTAAAAAAATTTACGATCCTAGATTAGATTCAACAAAAGGTGGTTCTGGTTCTCATAGACAAGACACAGCATCTACTTGGACTTATTCTAATAACTCAGCTTTATGTCTTTTAGATTATTTAAGAAATTCTAGATATGGAAAAGGTTTACCAAATACATCTTTTGAAACAAATTATGATTCATTTAAAACAAGTGCAAATATTTGTGATACACAAGTAACACCCTACACTTCAGCACCATCAGATATAGATTTATTTGAAACAAATATAGTTTTAGATACTGAACAAAAAGTTATAGACAATGTAAGAGAATTATTAAATCCAATGAGAGCAATATTTACCTACACACAAGGTAAGTATTTCTTAATTATAGAAAATACTGGTTCATCACAATTAAGTTTAAACAAAGATAATATTATCGGTGGAATTAAAATATTTGGTGAAAAGAAAAATACCAAATATAACAGAGTAATAGGAACATTTGTAAATCCTGATAAAGAGTGGCAAGAAGATACTATAACTTATCCACCAGCAGACGATTCAGCTTTACCAGTTGGAGATCAACACGCAACATTATTAGCTGAAGATAATGGAACTTTATTAGAAGGAAATTTTACTTTTCAAGGAATTACAAATCCATATCAAGCTGAGGAACTATGCGAGATTATATTAAGAAGATCTAGAAATGCTTTAGCTGTTGAGGTTATGGTAACTTCTGAAGCACTTAATTTAACAATAGGTGACTTAGTTGATTTAACTTATTCTACTGGTGGATTTAGTTCTAAATTATTTAGAGTTTATGGATTAAGCATAAATACAGATTCTACAGTTTCATTAAAACTTATTGAACATCAAGATAACTTTTATACTTGGTCAGAAAAAGCACAAGCACCTACAATAGCTGATACAACATTACCAAATCCTAATAATGTTCAAGCACCAGCTTCAGTTACTTTAAGCGATCAATTAATCCAATACTCAGACGGAGTTGTTATCACAGCTTTAGATGTGACAATTGGTGCTTCACCTGATAGCTTTGTGGATTACTACCAAGTTGAATATAAATTAAGTACAGAAGGTAGTTATATTATTGCAGGACAAGGTTCTGGTTTAACTCACAGAATATTAAACGTGATAGATGGATTAATCTACAATGTAAGAGTAAAGGCTTTTAATACTTTAGGTTCTTCATCAACTTACACTTCAGCGACAAGAACTATTGTTGGTGGAATAGCACCACCTTCTGATGTAACAGATTTTTCTTGTAATATCATTGGTGGAGATGCACATTTATCTTGGCAACAAATAACAGACTTAGATTTAGCTTATTATCAAATAAGATTTTCTACATTAACAAGTGGTGCTTCTTGGGGTAACTCAGTTTCTTTAGTTGAAAAGGTAGCAAGACCAGCTACATCAATTACAGTTCCAGCAAGAGTAGGTTCATATCTTATTAAAGCAGTAGATAAAAATGGTAACTTTTCTTCTAACGAAACAGTTATTGCAACAAATGTATTAGCAATAGGAAACTACAATGCTGTTGCAAGTCAAACTGAATCACCAACATTCTCAGGAACTAAAACTAATGTAATAGTTTCTGATGGTACATTAAGATTAGATTCATCAGAATTATTTGATTCTGCGATAGGCAATTTTGATTCAGGAACTTCATTCTTTGATTCTGGTGTAACTGCTTTTGATTTATATTCTGAAGGAACTTATTTATTCTCAACTCCAATAGACATAGGTGCAGTTTATACTTCAAGAGTAACTGCTTCCATTACACAAACATCAGATAACTTAGATGACTTGTTTGATGCAAGAACTGGAGATTTTGATGATGCACAATCTAACTTTGACGGAGATACTCCTGCAAATTGTAATGCTCATATTGAGATTGCTTTATCTAATGACAATATAACTTATACTTCATTTAGAAACTTTGTAGTTGGAGATTACACAGCTAGATATTATAAATTTAGATTAACATTAAAATCATTTGATTTATCATCTACTCCAGTTATTAGTGCTTTGTCAGTAAGTATAGATATGCCTGATAGAATATTTAGTGGTAATGATATTGTTTCAGGGACAGGAACTTATAATGTTGTATTTACTTTACCTTTTTATTCTAATTCTTATGCAGTAGGAATAACAGCACAAGGTATGAACACAGGAGATTTCTTTACAATTTCAAATAAAACTGTTAATGGTTTTGATGTTGCCTTTAAAAATAGTAGCAACGCAGGAGTTACCAAGACTTTTGATTATTTAAGTAAAGGATATTAGATAGAATATGGCACAACATAGCGATTATAATATAGCGAATCAGGGTTTCCCTGCATTTAGAACAGATTTAAACAACGTACTTTCGGCAATCAATACATTAAACTCAGGAACATCTAGACCAGCTTCAGCAGTAGCAAATTCTCTTTGGTTAGATACAACAACTTCTACTGCACCTACTTTAAAATATTATGATGGTGCTG